TAGCGCAGATTGTGGCGGGCACTTGGAGCGACCAAGGCATTGAAATACGCCTAGCCAGCGTGCTGGATGCTGTAGGTGCTGACGTACCACGTAAAAAGCTGACCAAGCAACTGGTGGGCAATTTACCGGTCACAGCAAACGTACGCATCCAATGATGGATTTAATCGGCCGACCGTATCGCTACGGCGCTGATGGTACAGATCCAGATGGCGCGCTGGACTGCATTCACCTTGTCTATACGGTGCTGGAACGCTTAGGCATCCAGACGCCACCGTTCAATCCAGCGTGGTACACCAGTTCTAAAGCTGCGATTGCACGCAGCCTACTGCAATGGGGCGACCGCATCGACTGCCCTGCTTATGATGGCGACATCGCGGTTCTGCTTCAAACCCCTACGGCATTTTCAGTAACATGGCAGACCGGCATTTTTCACATCAACAAACACCTGGATCAGGTGGCATGGTGCCCTATCGGCATTTTGCAAACCTGCCACTGCTTCCGTACGAAAAACAGCTGATCGCAGCCTTGGGTTGCAGTGAAGAAGAGTATAAGCAGTTTGTTGAGCAGGTAAAAGCTACCGCAGCCACGCAACCCAAAGCGGCGGTAACAATGACCGGCTTTGAGATTTTCTTAGCCAACCTGATTATCGGCATTGCGCTATCTGCTGTTTCATATTTGCTGGCGCCAAAACCTAAACTAGATAGCCCAACACGTTCGCGGCAGAAGCAACTGGGCGGTCGCACAGGACGCGAAAACTACGCCCCATCCTTTGGATTCGACTCCATCCAAGACCTTGCCACATACGGCAATGTTGTCCCGATTGCATTTACAAAGCGCGAAGATCACGTAGCGGGGTATAGCACTGGCGGCCTGACAATTTCACCATCACTTGTATGGTCGCGCCTTAAGAGCTGGGGCGGCTTCCAAGTGCTGGAGATGGTAGCCATCGCCGGCCAAGGCAAAATGGCCAAACCTGACCTAGCCGGTATTTTCTTCGGTAACAATGCGCTGGATAGTGCATTTGCCGATAACTTCCAGTTTTACTGGAACGGCGGCTACGAGGTAACTGACACCAATAGCCGACTGCGTGGTGCCAACCTACGCTACGGCTCGCTGTTTGTCCCGGCAGTACCGGGTTATGGCGAGGATGCCTTTGTATGCCCTACGCGTAATGGCGTCGCCGACCTAGGTTTCTGCGGTGCATTTACACCTAGCAATCAGACGCGCTTCGGTGTGTACGGCGGTATTCCCAATGGTACGCCGTATCGCCCGAACTGGGAAATCGTGCAGCTACTAAAAGATGCCCCAGAGGAGACATGGGACCAACAGGAAACAAACCAGAAAAAGTTCGTTGAGCCATACCTAAGGGAAACGCACGAATACGGCGGCGGCGATCGCTCTGGTACACGCCTTAAGTCCGGTATGCCTGGTACTGGCCGAAATTATGCGCGCCATGTCGGCATTGTTGCCCTGCAGGATGGTGCAACAGGCACTGTATACGCGATACCTGATCCCGTTACTACAAAGCAAAACATCCCAAATAGCAAGGCTAATTACACCGCATGGGTTGGCGCATACAAGGAAGAGCGTTATGTCAAAAAGGGCGACATTATTACCGTGCACGTCGGTCACGGGCGCCAAGAAACAAAACCATTTGATGAAGTAGGCAAAGACTCCGAGCCTGTACGCCTTGATGACGTGCGATCTGCGACGGACTCAGAAGCTGTGCAGTTCGATCAAGCAATGAGCGTAGGCGACATGTTCATGATCGGCCGCAGTGCATGGCAGGTTATTGAGCGCCTACCACCCGGCCGTGTCCTAGATAATGCCAGCAATCAAAACCCGCTATACGTAAAGCTGAAATGCGTAGAAGCTTGGAGCGCTGCGCAGAACAAAATCGGCCTTGTTGCGGAAAAAGCAGTCAAGGAAACTCGCGTACTGCCCTACGGCGTTGACATCGACGAGACGTGGTATCCACTGCTGCGGGTTGAGTTCGGCAGTATCCGCAACACTCGTCCTTGCGATGTAACAGAAATCGGGATCAAATCCCAAGTATGGACCCGGTTTAACGGCATCACAAATTTTAATAGCGTGCCGTCGCCACGTGAGTTGTTTAAGTACAACAAAAAGAGCATCCAAGTACGCGAAGGCAAGAATACTAGCTACGCCCATCGTGTCTCATTTTTTGCACTAGATGCACGCCCCGCCAATAGCGAGCCCTTCTACGACTTAAACAAAAATGAGGGCTTCGTCAACCTCGCAGTATTTGCTGTAATCGGCTCCACCCCTCAGGACATCTTCAGCTTTATCCGAATTAAGCACCCCTCGGAGTCGATGTATGAGTTCCGCTTGCGGCCGTTTAATAGCGCCGTGATGTCGCAGCAGAGCGACGGAAACTTTGATGTGTTTGAACTGAATGGCGCCCGGACACCATTTACCGAGTGGGCAGTCGACACCTACATGGGACTGTTTACGGTAGGCGGCCGTGGCCGCTATATCCGACCTCAAGATTATTTCACTCATTACCAGATGGTTGCAAAGCCCGAGTTGCTTGGCAACCTTGTATATGGCGAATGGCTGCCCGGAACATATTCCGTGCAATTTGTTGCAGCGTATTCAAACGTAGATAACCGCGCAGCCGACTGGCGCAAGATTAGTAACATTATGTCCCTTGCTTCCGGCCGGGACCCGTACTTTAACAATGTTGCCCCAGGGACTGTTTACACGTTCACCGGCTGGAACTACGAGCGTGACATGCCCACACGTGGCGTATACATGAAAGTAACCCTAAAGGCTTTCGAACGGACGGTAAGCGGTACACCGCGCAACCGTTGGTGGGAAATCATCAGTATTGAACTTGTAAACCTTGTAGGTACGTGGAATAACAACGATACTTTCCTTAAAAATGCTACTGACGGGTTCGGCGAGCAATGGCGATTTGAGCACCGAATTATGCAGTCGGCCGGCACCTATGTTGAGTACAACCAACCCAAATCAGAGACACGCGTATGGGAAACATATAGCGGCATCGCCGAAGTATCACATTATGGCGACCTTATCACCCGCAGCTGCGATAGTGGCCCGGAGCACGAGGTTGTATACGTCAACGAAAGCGTCGCTGAAGACCGCGTAGTCGAATACGACAACTGCGCTGTTGTAGGCCTCAAGCTGCAATCCAGCAATAATTTCACCGCACTGGACCAGATTCGCTGCTACGTGGCAAATGGCATTGAGGTGGAGCGCCTAGTCGATGGCGGCACTGGCGCCAGCAACCTGTTTACCGACCTGCTGTGGTATCTGGCCACTGATACGGATACCGGCGCTGGCGCTGTTATCAACCGCAGCCTGCTGGATCGCGACCAGCTAATCGCCACTGGCCGTTACCTGCGCGCCAACCGGCTGTTTTTTGATGATGTAGTTGCCGAACCCGTTAATCTGCGCAGCTGGCTGGCCGAAAAGGCGCCGTCCATGCTGTGCTTTGTTGCGATTAAAAACGGCCTGCTAAGCGTCAACCCTGCCTTACCTATCAACGACAACTACGAAATCGCCAACATCCCAGTGCCGATTAGCGCAATGTTTACTGACGGCAACATTATTGACGGCAGCCTCAGTATCGAATGGCTGGAATTGGAGGAACGGCAAATGTTCCAAGCGGCGGTAATTTATCGCCGCAACCCATATAACAAGTTGCCGCAGCAGGAAACAATCGTGGTGCGTTACAACGAGGCCGGCGCCAGCGCACTGCCGCTAGAGGAGTTTGACCTGCCGCACATCACCAGCTTGGAGCACGCCACCAAAGCGGCGCAATACTTCTTGGCTATCAGGAAACACGTTACCCATACGCTTAGTTTCCAGACCTTGCCGTATGGCGTCTCGCTGGCGCCGGGCGATTTTATCCGTGTTGCAGTGCAGCAAAGCCCTTATAGCCCTGCCAACAACGGGATTATTACAGCCGATGGTGCAGTCGTCAGCGTTAGCCCAATGGTCGATGGAAGCTATGAGGTGTACTACTGGGACCGCAGCCAACCTGAAATCGACGAGGGCACGCTGACCATCAGTAACGGCGTGGCGCAGGATTTACGCAATACGGTGTTCTCGGTCAAAAACAACCAAGTCAGCAGCCAGGTGTATCAAGTGGAGGCCATCGACTTGAACGAAGACGGTATTGTGGGTATTAAGGCAAGCAGTTTTCCGGTGGACAGCCAAGGCCGCAGCCTGATTGCTGCTGATGTACTAAGCAGCTCTAATTTTGAGATCATCGGGCAAGGTGCAGACTGATGGCATTTCCTACGCTGCAACCCACCAGTCGTAATTTCGATGCCGGCGAATACCCCGTAAAAACCTTTAAGGCACAGTCTGGCGCTGAGGTGCGAATTCTGTACGGCAGCAAGCGCACCAACATGATGCTGGATCTGGCGTACGACAACATTGCCGATACTGACGCCGACGACTTCGTGACCCATTTTGACGAGGTGCTCGGAACGTATTCCACGTTCACGCTGCCCAGCGCCCTACTGGCCGGATGGACTGGTGCTACTGCTGCGCTAACCGCTAGTGGTACCGGCAACCAATGGCGCTATGCCGAAGCGCCTGCAATTACTAGCGTGCGCCCCGGCCGCAGTAGCGTGCAGGTAAAGCTGGTCGGTGTTCTTTAGACTGACCGCTAGGAGGCGTCATCATGGCCAAGATTTATACCGGACGCGACGGCCGCCTGCTGATTGATGGCGTCGACCAAATCAAGGTGACCAGCTGGCAGCTGTCTGGTTCACTCGAGATGCTAGAAACCACCAGCCTTGGCGATGCGCAACGCTCCTACGCACCAGGCGTGCAGGAGTTTAACGGCAGCGCCACAATCCTGTACTACAACGACGGTACTGGCCGTAACGACGCAGCCGCAGCACTGAAAAAAGTCTTACGCGTAACCGGCGTCAGCGCTGCTGATACCGTCGACTTGCGACTGCGCTTAGTGGAAGGCAGTACAAATCACGACGTACGTCTTACCGCGTATATCACCAGCGTTAGCTACGGTGCCAGCGTAGGCGAGATTAGTTCAGCACAGATTAGTTTCCAAGCCACTGGCGCGTTAAGCGAGGTGACGATCTAATGGGCGTCTACCTTGGCGCTATTGGCAGTATTGAGTTGACACGCCGATCAGCGGAAGGCGGACTGGCCAGCGTCGTAAACCCAAATGATGTTAACGCTACGCGAGACCGCTTCTCGTTTGACTTCGACGAAGGCTGTTTAATTAGTGGCGATTTTGTTGAAATTACAAGCACCGATAATACGCCATTAGATTTTATTGTGGCCTCAGCTTGGGGCAACAATGTTGTGCAGAACAGCGGCAACTGGTTTGTTTTTGTAGATGAAGTAGGCGGAATCCGGCTGTACGATAATTTCGACGACAGCTTAGAGGGCAGTACGCCCGGCCTGATCGGACTGGTAACAATCAACCGCGATATCCCCATTAAGGTTATTGTGCGCGATCGCGGCAATCGGCTGCTCGCCTCAGTAACTGAATACGAACTGAATACAAACCGCGAAACCGTCGATGTTACATCACTTAGCGATCAGTACCGACAGCAGTACAGCTCGCTGATTACAGGCTCCGGGCGTATTACAGCGCACTGGGATTATGTGAATGAAGCCGGCCAAGAACCCGTGCACTATTTGATGCAGCTTGTACTGCGCACAGAGATCGGCTCCGGCTTCCGCGCAAAGCTCTACATCAAAAATGCAGGCACTGACGCAAGTGCCGGCCCCTTTGCAGCTAGTCAACTTAATGATGCCCTGTGGTGGGAGTTTGATGCGCTGGTAACAGGCAGCGCCACTAGCTTTGCAGCGGGCGACGTTATCATGTCGACTATCGACTTTGTGGCCACTGGGCCGATCAAACTGCGGGCACGCACTACTGCAGTCAGCCGCTTGCTGCAGGAGTCCGGCAGCCCCATCCTGCTGGAGCAGGGCGGCTACATGCTGCTTGAAGGCGAGGAGTCCGCCTAAGATGTGCGTACTGATCCAAAAGTAGCGCCGTGCCTGATCTGCGCATTACAGAACTACAGACGCTGACGGGCGCCAATCTGGCCGCCGGCGACTACCTGCCGCTTGCGGACATCAGCGCCAGCGAAAGCAAAAAGATTACCGTTACCGATTTCCTTGGTAATGCGGTCACGCTAATTGCGGATGATACCATTCCAAGCGGCAAAATTCTCTTTAACAACAACACTATCCCTGGTACCGCGCTTGAGGACAGCAGCGTTACTACGACGCAAATTAACGATGATGCGGTAACTGCGGCCAAACTTGCGGACTATTCGTCCGTAAATTTTGTTGCGTCGCTACCTGCCAGTGGAGCATTCAGAGGCCAACTTGCCGTTGACACTGCAACCCTTGCTGTCTACTGCTGGAACGGCACGGCATGGCAGTCCATTAAAGCGGCTGGCTCTATCAATACAGTGGTTGGCGGCAGCACTGGGATCGTCAATATCACAGTTAGTCAAGTTGGCGATACCGTCACTGTTAATACAACGCTTGATAACACCAGCGCAGCCGCGCAGTTTTTGGCTGGTCCTACAGGCAGCGGGGGCAGCGTCAGCTATCGGACCATTGCTTCTGCGGATTTGCCAGCCGCAACAAGCGGCGCAAAAGGCGCCGTACGTGTTAGCGGTTCCGGCCTAACGATGAGCGGCGACCAGCTGCAAATCAACAATACCGTCACTGCCAACACAGCCACTTACCACCTTGTCCGTTACGACGCCAACGGCCTTGTAACTGGCGGCCGCACGATTGTATCGGGCGATCTGCCAGCCGCTACCGCTGGATCAATAGGTGCCGTGTATCCAGGCACCGGCCTTAGCGTTAGCACCGACGGCCAACTGAATCACACAAATGCTGCCGCTACTGGCACCTATACGAAGGTAACGGTTGATGCGCAAGGACATGTAACAGCTGGCGCATCTCTGCAGGCAGCAGACATCCCTGATATTGATGCCGCAAAGATTGTAAGCGGCCAGCTGCCGACTGATCGCATTTTGAATGATGCTGTCACCGGCGCAAAACTGGCAGACAGCAGCGTTACGCAATTCGGCGGCGCAACAAGTACAGCAGGAATCGTCACTTTTCCGACCGCTGAATTTACCGGCCAATACTTTTTCGACACTATCAACGGCGATCTGTACCTGTGGGATGGCAATGCATGGAAGCCCATCACCATCACAAACGGAGAAATCGTTTTTGCTGGAACGTTTAACGCCAGCACAGGCGGCGGCACAGGGACAGTGGCTTCTGTTACAGCCGCCGGTACAGCACTAGGCCTTACCGCAGGCAGCGCTCTTCCTGCTGCATCCGCTAACAACAACCGGTATTACCTAGTTGTAAGCGTTGGTGGAACAATCACAAATGGGCACGCTCCGCACGGAACGTTGTCTGCGCCGGACATGATCCTGTCCAACGGTACAACTTGGCAGGAAGTTGATGTATCAACAACTGTTGCCGGTGTATCCCAGGCAAGCGGCATTACTGTCGTACCTACCGGGAACATCTCCTCTAACAACGTACAAGCTGCCCTAGTTGAACTCGACAACGAAAAGATCGGCGCAGCTGGCGCCACGATTACTGGTGAGTTGCTGATCGGTACAACTGGCGCGTTGGCCTTTGAAGGCGCCACTGACAATGGGTTTGAAACATATCTGACGGTTGCAGATCCTACTACTGCAGACCGTACGATTACACTGCCAGACCGCAGTGGCACTGTCATCACAGATGGCGATACTGGCACGGTTACCAACACCATGTTGGCCGGCAGCATTGCGCTTAATAAGCTTGTATCACTGACCAGCGGCAACATTATTATCGGCAGCGCCGGCAATGTAGCAACCGCTGTACCGATTAGCGGCGACATAAGCATTAGCACTGGCGGCGTTGTAGACATTGCTGCTGGCGCAATTATTAACGCCGATATTGCCGCTGGCGCAGCGATTGCTTTTGGTAAGCTGGCGCCACTTACTAGCGGCTCCATTCTTGTAGGTAATGCCAGTAATGCAGCGGCAGCCGTTGCGATGTCTGGCGATGTGACCATCACAAACGCTGGCGTCACGTCTGTCGTAGCCGGTTCTACGTCAACTGCCGGCAAGCTGCAACTTACGGACTCGATCAGCAGTACCAGTACAACAACAGCCGCGACACCAGCTGCGGTAAAGACGGCATACGACTTGGCAAATGCCGCGCTGCCGAAGGCAGGTGGCACGCTGACCGGCGACATCACGCTTAATGCGCAGGCTGACCTGCGGTTTGCTGATGCCGATAGCAGCAACTGGCTGGCATTCCAGGCGCCGGCTACAGTAGCCGCAAACGTCACATGGACTCTGCCCAATGCTGACGGTACCGCAAACCAGGTCTTGACGACCAACGGCTCTGGCACGCTCTCTTGGAGTACACCAGCGACCAGCACAGTAACATTGGCTAAAGTCCTCGCGCTTTCCTGACCATGGCGGAAACCTTTAATCGTGCGTCAGCGGCGCTGACAACAACCAACATTACAGACGTTTACCAAGCGCCTAATGTTGCCGCCACTGATCGTGCCATCATCCTTAGCTGCTTGGTGGCAAATGTGGACGGCGTAAACGCTGCCGATATTACGCTGACGATTTCAGACTCGGCTGATGTGGCGATCGCAAAAATTGCAAACACAATTCAAGTGCCTGCCGACAGCACGCTGGAGGCTATCCCAAACAAACTGATCCTCAAGCGCGGGGAAAAAATTCGTGCCACAGCCAGTGCTGCCAATGATCTTGAAGTAACCATCTCCGCCATGGAGATTACCTGATGAGTGTCCTTACAACTGTTGGGGGTTTGCTGGGACCAAGACCGACGGGCGCCGCATTTCGCACTGGCGTGTGGAAACAACCAGAGGTTTACCAGCGCCGCGTCGATGGCGTCTGGGTTACTCCGACGTATCCAGATCTGGCGCCATACGCCACCAACAGCAGTGGCCACATCTTGGTGGGCACTTATATACCCAAGGGGCGCAACGCCGTAGGCAGCACGCAAACTACGCGTGATTACGTCAGGCCAAGAAAGATTTACAGCCAAGGAGGCCTGTGCTTAGACGATGATCGGTGGTCATACCTTTACACTCAAGCTGTTACCAATAATTTAAATTGGCGGTTTGATCTCCGTTACTGGGATGAACCAACCGGATCAAACATTTTTGGCCTCACAGTGCAAGCCGGTAATGTAAAACGCGTTTCAACCGGAATGTCGTGCCATAATGCCAACAATTTTAGAATAGATTATGACTACACAGGCGGCACAGGCGATAGATATATGTATCACGATGAAGCGTCGTCGTGCTCGGCTACAGGGCAAGATTATCATTTGCTTGGCATGAGCACTTATTACAGCGCATTTGCTTACAGTACACAATTAGTGGTTTCGTCAACACGTTTCCCATTCGGTACAGCGCCTTTTGTTAATACAGACAACGGCATCGATAATTACTATGCTATTTCCCAATCTAATAGGCCCGTTTCAATGTGGTTAATTCCGCCCTAAACGATGATTCCCTTATATTCGCTACATGGCGGTTGGCCGCAAGAAATGCACTTTAGGGTGCGACTTGCCGACGGGGGTTCACGCACCGACCCAGAAACGTTTACCCCAGAAGAGCTTGCCGAGTGGGGCTATACCGGCCCCTACGAAAAACCTGATTACGATCCCAAGACACAGCGTCTTGAATGGACGGGAAATGCGTTTATTGTTATAGCCATTGACAGCTGACAATGGCATTGTTTTTGCTTGGTATAGCACTTTTGATGGGCTACTGCCTGCTTGCAATCAACCCGCGCACTGACGACTGATGGCCGCTAAATCCAAGACCGCACTGGGACGCGTCGAGCACAAACCAGGCAAACCCAAGCGCACCCGCCAAGGACAAGGGCAACACAGTCTGCCCAACCACGGCCGCAAAAAACTACGCGGCCAAGGTCGATGACATCACGCGACATCGAAAATTGGCGCAAGGTAAAACATGCCCTAGAAGCTGCCGGTAAAACCGACTGCCACTTTTATCAGCGTGCTATCGCGATATTACAAGGCAAGCCAGATCCTATGGATGATCAACAACTCAGTAAGCTGTAAGCGTTGATTGCAGCGCCATGGTTGAGGTTTTAGCGGCGATCGTTGGCGCCTCAATTAGCGTCGCGGCAATGGGTGTCGCATCATCTGGTAAACGCACTGGTGAGGCGCGTGAGGCTGTCGTACGCCTTACCGCAGCAGTGGAGCATATCGCCACACAGCTGGAAGTATTACATCAGGACATTAAAGAAGACCGCCGGGAAACATTCGGAAGGATCTCAAATGTTGAGCAGCGGGTCAGTAAGCTAGAAGCGCGACCGCCATCATGCTGATCATGGATGCTACAACAACAGCAGTCATCGCCATTGCTATCGCTGCACTGTCAGAAGCACTTAGCCTGTACCCTGGCATCAGAGCGAACGGTATTATTCAAGCGCTGCTGATGGTTGGCCGCACGCTATTCCCAAAGCGCTGAACGATCACACAACATGGCTATTCCGATACGATAGCCGTGATTGGCGTGATCGATTACAACGCGCCGTGCAAGATTTTAAGTTTCACGCTACTCTATCGCCTCGGTTAGATCGTGAAATTGAACGCGCCAGTCGTTTGATTGATCTTGATATTGAGCGTAGTATCAGACGCCCAACGATTCGCCATGAACCGATATCACCTGATCAAACTGGTGATAGCAGGTTGCTTGGTGGCCCGATGAGTATTAAATCACCATGGGATGACGATGACCAACCCCCTCCGGCTTGCTGACCTGTTTCGTTATTACAAGGGACTGCCACATCAGTTAGCAGCTATCAGCGAGCTGGAAGCAGCCATCAATAAAACTAACCCTTATATCCTTGGCCGCGAACAGGGATGGTTTAAGACATGGAGTGCCGCAGGCCAGCAGGCTGATTTAACAGCTGCTATCGGCTTGGTCAAGGAGTTTGAGGGGTGTCACCTTAGTGCATATCCTGATCCGCTAAGTGGCGGTGAGCCGTGGACGATTGGCTACGGCACCACGCGTTACAGCGGCGGCTCACCAGTTAAACGCGGCGACAAGATTACTGTAATTGAAGCCGACATGCTATTGCGGCTAGAGATAGATCGCATTGCTGAACAACTGCGCACTAGCATCCCGCATTGGCAGTTGATGTCAGATAACCAGAAATCAGCGCTAGTTAGTTTTGCCTATAACCTAGGCGCCAAATTTTATGGCATCGATGGCTTTGAAACCATTAGCCGCTGCCTGCGTAATAAAGATTGGGCGGCAGTACCTGATGCACTACTGCTATACCGCAATCCAGGTACTAACGTAGAAGCTGGCCTACTGCGACGCCGCAAGGCGGAAGGTGCATTATGGGCAAAAGATATGCCGCCCAAACAGCAAGATACTACGACATATCATCTTACGCCAAATAGCCCATTTGCTAGCCGCCTTACTGCTCATATCCAGCTTGGTGAATTTGCATTAAACGAAGAAGCGCGACGCTTTGATCATCAGTATCAAGTAGATACTGCAGCCGAGCTAGCGGCATTCCTCGAGCGTGTACGCGTACAATTTGGCAACAAGCCGATTATCATTACTAGCGGCTACCGTCCACCTGCTATCAATAAGGCAGTAGGTGGTGCATCAGGCAGTGAGCACTTGTATTCAGCAAATGATGTAGGCGCCGTTGATTTCTACGTCAAGGGTGCTGACATCAATGCTGTGCAGGCATGGTGCGATAAAAATTGGCCGTATAGCTTAGGCTATGGCGCACCAAAAGGCTTTGTGCATCTTGGCATGCGCGCTGGCAAGCCACGTGTTAGGTGGGATTATTGACGCGGTAGCATTAGCAAAGAGGCCATTATCATGATTGGCACTGACTGGTTAGTTGTTAACTTCTCACTAGAGGAGAAGCTAGTAATCGAACGCCGCGCACGGTCTGTAATCAGTCATGACGACGGCGTTGAAGTGGCGAAGCTATGCGCGCAGTTGATACGTCAAACGGCATTTCAGGAGCGCCTGCTAGCTCAAGCAACAGGTCATATTGCATACCTAGAGGCGCAGGTGCATATCATGCAATCGCGTCACGCCAGGCGGCGTCCATGGTGGAAGATCTTGTAAATTGACCGCCCATCAATAAGCGCAGTTTGCGTTCTGCCTTTTGTACACGCTGCCGAATGCGCTCACGGCTAACGCCTTCCTCGCGGGCGATATCGGCATTACTCTTCGGCTCAAGCCCATAGATACCGTAGCGTTTAGCTACAGCATTCCTGTCATCTTTGTCTAGACGAAAAAAGGCCAGCTGCAGCTGCTCCATGCGCTCGCTTTGTTCAGCGTATGTATGCTCTTCATTAAGTGGGCTTTCATCAGCAATAAAATCAATTAGCGGGCTGCCGTCATCCGCTACTAGGCTGTCAAGGCTTTTGATCTGTACATTACGCGATAGCAACATTACCAGTTCGTTTACTTCAATTTCCATTAGCTGCGCCAGTTCAGCCATTGATGGCGACCGTCCATGCTGCCTAGCGTATTCTTCCTGTACTTTGATAGCACGGTAGATACGCTCTAAGTTGTGCTGCGGTACACGGATCATACGCTCCTGCGTATCAATAGCGCGTGTTATCGCCTGTCGTATCCACCAGAAGGCATACGTCGAAAATTTATAACCCTTGGTGCCGTCAAACAATTCAGCGGCACGATGGAGGCCTACATTGCCTTCTTGGATAAGGTCCATCAATTCCATGTTGCTACCACCTAAGCGGCGCATGTATTTCTTTGCTACATGAACTACTAAGCGTAGGTTGCAGCTGATGATTGTGTTCTTTGCCTTATGACCGCGTTTTACGATGCGTCGCTGCTGAGGTGTCAATTCAGCAGCGGCATCAATTTCGCGCATTGCCTGCACTTGACGCGACAGTTGGATCTCCTGCTCAGCGGATAGCAGGGGGTAACGTGCGATGGCGTTAAGGTATTCCTTAACTGAATCAGTCATGACGCGGTTGTGTGCATTGGTAATGGTACATCAGATAATGGTTTTTGTTTGAAAGTTTGGATCTTCTTCATCTAGATGGCATTCAGGGCCAAAGCCAGTTGCTAGTACATCAGCCGGCAGGCCGCTGTCAACTGGTACTTTTGGCTTGCTGCGTGCTGCATCCATATCAGCGAGGCTAACCAGCCATGAATCGAGTGATTCACGCATTGGGATGCCTTTTGGTATCTTAAGAAACTTCCTTAGGGCAGCCTGATCACGAACAAAGACTGCAGCGCCACTGCTGTAGGCAATGAAATACCGCCCGTTGATATCACGGCTGGTTTCAACAAAGCAGTAGTGGCTAAGCCGCAGGGCGTCACGCTTCATTGGCCGTTCCCGTTAGTGGCGATAAATCCAGAGCACAGGTGCGCCCGTTCGGGGTTCATGGTGGCCACCCACGACAGCAGCACGTTGTCAGGCGCCGGCGCGGTGTGCCTAGTGCACTGATGCTTCTGGTGGCAGTCGATGCCTTGGCAGCGGGCGATGTCATTCAGCACCGGCATCCTCCAGCGCCGGCGGTGGGGTGATTGGATGGGTAGTCATCTGATGCCATCTGCTGCAGGAGGTATTCAACAAACCCAACATGCGTCATCACAGCATGGATGCCAGGTGGCATGCCATACGATGCCTGCCACCATGCACGAAAAGCAGCCTCGATTTGTTCCTTGGTCATTGCTGAGCATCCTTCGCGGCGATACAAAAAAGCTCCGCAATATCATGCGGGTCAAGCTTACGATGCTGGCATTCGACGACGATTTCTGCCGCCAAATGTACTAATACTGCAGCAACGCCTAGTTGACGTGTGCGCCACGTATGGCCGGGGTAAGAGGAGGCCTCTACGGCCTCCACATATGCCACCGTGCTACGTTCTAGCAGGGTGCTTTCCATTAGAAAGGAACAATAACGGCTGGATTGATGGTGCCATAATCACCGTCACTACCTTCGCGGCCTTTGCCGTTAATGTAAACCCCTGTCACCTGTTCTTCTGATTTTGTTTCGTAGTTCCAGATTTTGCCTGGTTTGTGGCGCTCAATATCAGCCGCCAGATCAGTCAGGTACTGCTGCAATGCCTTGATTGAATCAAGCGGTACAAACAAGCTAATGGAGCGCGGCGCTTTACCGCCTTGGTCGTAGCGGTTACTGCTGGTAGACCATTTGATCGGTTGCGGCAGTGCAGGGGTGAAATCAGCCATGTCAGTTAAAACCAGAGAAGTCGATAGGTGTAATGCCATTGGCCTGTTCCCAGGCCAGTACATCCGCTAACCGGTAGCGGATGATTGCAGCGCCATAGGGCTGCCCGATATGTGGCACCTTGTACCATGGCGGTCCTTGGATTTTGATGCCACGTCTGCTACGGCTGCGCCATCCTTTAATGGTGGCGGGGCTAATGCCATACCGTGTAGCAAGCTGCTCAGTGGTGATATAAGCAGCGGTATCATCATGATCAAGCAATGCTGGCCTCCCGATCTAACAGTTGTTGCAGTAGCTGGTCGCGTTCATCGCTGGTGAGATCACCAGAGTCAAAGCGTGCCTGCAGGCGCTCACCAAGTGTTTTTAGTGCATCCAATGTGGCAGCACTAGCGATTGCTTTTGAGCCGGCATCAAATGCCTTGCTATTGGCGGCCGCAGCAGGCGTTGCAGGCGTTGCAGGCGTTGAAGCCCTACGTGCGCGCTGTTGCGTGGCAGCTGGCTCAGGGTCAGCCTGCACCGCAGCAAGTGGCGCATCATGTTCGCCGATCTCCTCCTTTGCCCATAGCTCGTAAGCAAGGCCAAAGGTAAATGCAGCGCATGCTGCTAACGCGCGGCGGTGGCTATCAGTCAATACACGAGCACTGATGCGCTCAAGTTGAATCGGCTTGTTTTGGTTGTCCATACAAGGGAATGGAAACTCAGCCGTTGCTTCACCGTCAGGGCCAGTGAAATAACCCATGAGGTAACCAGTGCCATCAGGTGCAGGATGCACCAGCTGTTTGCCTTCATATGGCATCAGGTGGAACTCCCAACCGGCTGCATGTTCCTGCAGCAGAGCGGTAGTTTTAGCCCATGGCACATACGATGCCTTGAAGCTGCCAGTGCCTTTGACCAGCACGTCTGATGTTTTAATAACACCAGCTAGGTTCGGCATTGCCATTAGAAATCCTCAGGAGTGATAGTGTCGTCATACGCCCAGCGCGGCAGGCTGAGCAGTGTAGGTGCAGTGCTGCTGTAACCAGGCCAGTTATCAGCAGCAGTGCAGGTAGCAATGCGATGCATGTCACGCATGCGCAATGCACCGCCTTCAATGCTTGCGTGTTCGTCTAGCTCGTATACAGCAACGCTATATGGGTATGACTTTTCAACAACAATAAAGACAAAATGGTTGATATCAGGCAGGCCGCTTAGGTAATGCTCCTGTTGTACGTGGTAACGCCATGTGGCGACGCTACGGGCAAAGGCTGCGGGGCTTGCATCAGTAGTAGTTTTAAGGTCTACGCAGATGCCATCAGCCGTTAGCCAATCAGGACGGCATTTACACCGCAACCCGGTCGCGGCATCATCCCACCAGAATGATTGCTCAGCAGCGCCAGTTTTTAGCAGTGCCGCAGCGATTGGATCTTGGCGTACTGCAGCTGCCATCGACTGCGCCAGTGCCATATCAGCAGGTGATACTGCCTCAATGCCATTGGCTGCATAATGCTCTGCATGCTCCTTGCCAGCCTTTGTGCGGCGGTCAGGTGCTACTGCATAGCGCTTGCTTACCTCATCAGGTTCTAGCACTGCGCAATGCACCAGGCTGCCGATACGCATCGCTGCAGTCTGCTCTGATGGCGGACGGTTTGGATTAAGGAAGCGTGCGTAGTAGTAGGCCGGTGATTTGGCGACAGCATGCAGATGGCTGGCGCTAACAGCTGGATCGGCGTGGTAATCGGCGTTTGAAATCATCAGCCCAGATCCTCGCTATAAAGCGCGCTATGTGGGCCGAATGTTTGCGGCAACTGCGGAAATGCAGAGAAGATGGTAGCGCGGTTGATTGGATCAGCTGCCAAGCCAGCTTCTGCCAGCTTGCGGAAGAAGTTACCGCCAAAGCGTTGGGCGGTAAGGAGGGTATGAACCTGCTGGTCGGAACGCATAGAAGAAGGGGTAGCCGATGGGCTGATGGGATCGTAGACGGTGGTAAGCGGTAGTGTCAAGGGTTTGGGCTGTGGTCGCTGCGGCCTAGGTCAAGCCATTCGATACCTTGCCATTGCGGTAGATACATCCGCGCGGCTTTTACCTTGGCTTCTGTAAAACTGACCGCCCAGACAGATTGGATTTGATTGGTAGCTTTGATCTGAAACCAGTAGCGACGCATCGTCATGGGCGGTAGTAGTGCTGTGTGCCGCTATGGGTTACAACCGGCTGGTTGCCGGCTTCAATGCCGATCATGGCGAATACAGTCGCAACGATCAGGCAGCAGATGGCATTGTTGACGTGGTTGATCATGATGCAAGCGCCTTACGGACGCGGTAGGTGGTGATGTTGAGGCGTTCTGCAATCTGACGCTGACTGAGGCCAGTGCGACGCAGGATCAGGATGCGGCGATCATTGGAAGCGGTCAGCCAGTCGATCACAGCGATCACGACTAGCAATGGGATAAGCAGCTTCCAGATCACCAGGAGTGCGGTGGTGAACATGGCTGAGAAGCAGGATGTTGATAGGTGCCGCTCGATTGGTGACCCGGCCGTACTGCGGCGTTACCGGGGGAGGCTCCTTGTGGCTTGCGCCGGGGTGCTTCCGTCCGCCCCATGCCCTAGAGGTTACCACCCCTGCCCACCCCGTGCAACCCTAGGGACGGATTAGGGATTGGCATAGGCTCAGCTGGAAGGTTGCAGCCGGCAGTGTTCGGCCACCCCATCGCTATGGGAAATGAGACACCTACACCCCCCTGGCCATGGGAAATGGGACGCCTGATTCCCCCAAGCCCGTGGCAAGCTGCTGCAAATGCCAGCTGGCATCGCCTTCGCATTCCAGTAGGTCGCAGCTCCATGCGTCATGGCCGCGACGCCGAAATGCATCACGTACACGGCCGCTGTATTCACATGCAACCAGCACGCGCATCAGCGATCAGCGCCTAGCGGGATGATGGTTAGCGCCGCGCCTGGCAGCTCGCTGCCTACCGCATACCGCTTGCTAGCCGTAATGCTTACCACCAGCGCGTCATCAGCCAGTAGCGCACCGGTCAACCCATCCAGCGTGCTACGCAGCAGTTTGTCCAGGTCGCCGCGTCTTGTCGTCAGATGCACCGGTGCATTTGGCTTCAGGCTGCCGTCCTTTTTGTAATGACCTGCTGGTCGCAGAAATCGAAATACAACCGACACCGATACGGCATCTGTAACCAGTGCAATGCCGCTTGCTACAGCCTCCTGCCTGATCGCCTCACGCCATGGCGCTACGCGCTTGCTGGATTCAACCATCCGGCCACCACCAACGTGCCGCTTGCTGCCCTGCGGCGCTGGTTCGATGCCGTTGATCGCTAGGTGGATTGCATCCCTCATGCCGTGTACCGTACCACCGACTACCACCATTGCCAACCATGGATCGCGAGTACCTGCTGCAGCTGCTGGTGACTGACCTGGCGGTAACGAAGGCGATCAACGATGAGCTGGAGGCGCTGCTGGAGGCAGACGAGGCAGCGCTATGGGATGGCCGCGCACCGTCGTATGGCACCTATGCCCACCAGCGCCATGAGGCGCTAGCAGCACGCCTTACGCAGCAAAATGAGCAGACCATAGGGGGCTATTTCCAGGATTCTGGCGGGCCTCGCCATTAACTCGCCAGAAACATGGTGACAGAGCGGCGAGTGAGTGGTACGTTACGGCGAGCGAGCGGCGACGCTCGTCGTTTGAACGGAGACCCATGCCAGAATTACGCATCCAGATCCCTGATGACCTTGAAGCCCGGATTACGGCTGCAATGCCCAACTACCTAGACAGGAAGGGCTTTCTCTGCCTTTTGATCGATCGGGCACTTGACACGCCTGTTACCCTAGGAGGACCGAGCGAAGCCGGGCCTCCTTCTACTTCTTCTTCTACTTCTAATTCTTCTTCTTCTTTAGAAATAAAACCAAGAAAAACAAATAAAAGTCGGAAACGAACAAAAGCGACGCCTGAGTTTGAGGCGTTCTGGGCGGCGTATCAGGCATGCCCACGGAAGGTGCCAGCGCAGTCGAAGGCAAAGGCTTGGGAGCAGTGGCAGGCAGCTGTGAAGCATGAAGCCCCTGAGAGGCTCCTAGAAGCCGCTCAGAGGGCCGTGAAGGACGCTATGGCCTGTGAGTGGGACTACAAGCTCCCAGACGCCTTCCGGTGGCTTAGAGACGGCAGGTACAGCGTCCTGCTCGAGGACCACGCCGCCGCACAGCCTGACCCGTCCTACCTTTGGTGACCCATGAAGCTCTTTGACACCCAAGCTGTAAACCGGTTTGTATTTGCTGTCGTTTCAAAAAATGCCAAAGAAAGTACACCACCTACTTATGTAGCTATCCAGGCGTTAGATTTTGAATCCGCGTTGAATCAAATTGAAGCCAAACAACAACGCAGCGCTTATCCTTACCCCCTTGGTAAATACGATGAGTTAGGTAGATACTGCACCTACTGTCCACCTGTTGATAGCATTACCCTAGGGCGCTTTGTTTTGCATCCTGCTGCTGATACTGAATACAAAGCCACTCGGTGGACAGAATGACCCTAAGACGCCTTAGCACTGAAGATGGCGCGCGTAAAATCCTGCAGCGCCTTATTGATACAAACCGCGCCACCATTGATCAATTTGATAACCCACCACCTGGCAGCATTAACCCTGATGGTTATCGCAACCTCCTGCGCGATATAACCGTCGACGATTACATTGATTTCTAATTACCATGCAAACTACATCACGCAACGAACCCGTTATTGATGATCTGCTGTCCTATTTATTTAAGGCACGTCATCGCTCTGCTGCAATTCTTGATAACTGTCAAGAAGAATGCAAGCCATTATCATCCGTTGATCGACGCATGCTACAAGACGAATTGGATGCTATTATCCGCGATCTTGATCGTGCATCATGCGTGAACTGAAGCTACGCCTGCCGGATGATGAAGCAGCCGGTATCGACCTGCTAGCCCAAGCGCGTGGTATCAACCGCGCTGAATGCCTCAGGCAGCTAATTCGTAATGCAACAACCGCGCAACAACCTGTTGTTGTTAACCTTAATACTTATCATCGACTTAGTACAGAAATCTACCGCCAATTAGGTGGTATCATCTCCAAGCTGCACGCTGAACAGGCAGCTGCGATTGCTGTTAAAATCCTCGCCACACCACAACAATGAACATCGTCACCTCACAATCGGATCTAAATGTAGCACTTGCTACAATCCGATCCGCTGTACAGACGACACGCACCACGCATCCAATCCTCGCTACCGTACTGCTTACCGCTAGCCCAAACGGTACACTTACACTATCTGGTTACGATCTTAAACTAGCAATTAGTACCACAATCGCTGCTGCAATAACAACAGACGGTGCCACTGCTGTACCCTACGCTCTTCTAGCACCGCTCGTTGCTAAACTTCCATCCAACGAAGCAATAACAATCGCTGTATCCGGTAGCCGCGTCGTATTAGCTACCGCTGCTAACGAATATAGTCTCACTGCATTAGACCCCGCAGATTGGCCTGATATCATCGCGCCTGACACTAAGTCAACGCCTGTTACCATCCCACGCGCTAACCTTCAAGCTGCTATCACCGCTACCGCTCACGCTGCTAGTCGTGATGAATCTAAGCAGCTGCTGCAAGGTATTAACATCGCCCTAGATCCTGATGGCATCCAGGCCGCTGCAACTGATGGTCATCGCCTGTCTGTATACGGATCCGCGCCATTTGCCGAAACGCCTGCTATCACCATCCCAGCCACCACGCTACGCGAACTGCAGCACCTAAACGGTGACATCACCGTTACTGCTGATAATGCTTACGTTCGCCTAGCAACTGATCAAACTACCATCACCTCACGTATCCTGGATGGTGCATACCCTGATTACACTAAACTCATCCCTGATACCTTCACAACTACCTGCACCGTAGATCGCAAGGCATTGCTTAATGCAGTGCAACGCGCTAGCATCCTCGCAGATACCCATAACAACATCATTAAACTCGCCATCGCCGATACCCTTGCTATCACAGCTGATGTAGAACTCGGCAATGGCAGTGAAACCCTACCCATCACTACAACAGGCGATCACCTAACCATTGCCGTAAATGCTGCTTACCTGCAAGATGCATTAAAAGCCATGCCATCTCAACAGGTCACCCTATCAGCTAACACCCCAACCACACCATTCCTTATCACGCCAGTCGATACAGATATCAGTCAAACTTACCTCATCATGCCAGTACAGGTGCGAGCATGGCTTCCATCAAAGATCTAAAATCAGATCATAAAAATGCACGGCGACGTACTGATCGCTCGGCTACATTGATCGCTGAATCCCTGAAGCGTTACGGTGCAGCCCGCAGCATCGTCATTGATGAAGACGGGCGCATCCTTGCAGGTAATGGCACCGTAGAAGGTGCTAAAAAGGCTGGTATCAATAAAGTCCGCGTTATTGAAGCAGAAGGTGACGAACTCATCGCCGTACGTCGCGCTGGCCTATCCGAAGACGAAAAGGTAGGTCTTGCTCTTGCTGATAACCGCACATCGGATCTGTCCGAATGGGACAATGAGATGCTGCGCCAACTCAGTGAAGAACACGATCTAGAACCGTGGTTTGAGCCAGAAGACCTAGATGCCCTGCTTAACGATGCCGAGCAGCTAGAGCCTGTTGAAGGCAACACTGACCCCGATGAGGTCCCGGAGGTTCCACAGGAACCGACGACAAAGCCCGGTGACCTCTGGATCCTCGGCAACCATCGCCTGCTCTGTGGTGACTCCACCAACGTCCAGCACGTTGAAAGCCTCATGGATGGCAAGAAGGCGGACATGGTATTTACAGATCCGCCTTATGGAATGAACTTAGATACCGACTACTCAAAAATGGGGACTTCAACCAAGTCCTACAAGCCTGTTCACGACGACGACAAGCCCTTTGACGCTGGCGCAATGATGCGTCTGTTGCCGTCACCTGTCTGGTATATCTGGGGCGCAGACTATTTCTGCAACTCAATTCCAATCTGGGATCAAGGTTCAACTCTCGTCTGGGCCGAAGCTCACTCAGAAGACGAAAACAAGGTCTTTGGCTCATCCTTTGAGCTGTGCTGGCGATACCCCAAAGCTAAGAAAGAGCTGTGGTTTGTCCGCCGCATACATATGACCGATGAGCACTTAAAAGCGCATCCAACTCAAAAACCCTGCGAGCTTCCTGTTCGTGCCATTGAGAAAGACACTAAGCCTGGCCAGCTCATCGTTGACCTGTTCGGCGGCTCAGGCACCACCCTCATCGCTTGCGAGAAGACTTCACGACACTGCCGCATGATGGAACTCGACCCCGCCTACTGCGACGTCATCGTCAAGCGCTGGGAAGACTTCACCGGTAACACCGCCGTCTGCATACCCTCCACCGACCACTTCTCGGAGCAACAGGAATCAGCCTGATGGCAGCCCCCAGAGGCCCAAAACAAGAAACCCTTGAACGCGCTGAACGCTTCGCACGCATCATTGCGTCCGGCGGTCGGCGGTCAGATTGCATCCGCTACGCCCGGGAAAACTGGGGGGTCAAAGACGACGCCTGCGATCTTTACCTGCGAGTTGCACGCGACAAGCTCAAGGCCGACTGGGACATCGAACGCCCCCAGATGATCGCTGATCTGCTTAGTCAGTGCTCCACCCTCCAGATGGAAGCACGCCGAGCCGGTCAATATCACATCGCACTCGGTGCCATTAACACCGCTGCAAAACTGGCGCAGCTTTGCTCGTGAGCATCCTTGCTACAGCACCTACTGGCAGCGTCCTGCAGCAACTTAATTACGGCAATGGTGATATTGATGTCCCTGATCTGTTAACTCGCATCCGCGCTGACCTACACCCCGGCCAACTTGCCTTTGTAGATGACACCAGCACGCAGATACTTGGTATCTCAGCTGGTTATGGCGCTGGTAAAACCCGTGCCCTATGCGCTAAAGCGGTAATGCTGGCCGCAGCCAATCAAGGTTTCATTGGCGCCGTAATGGAACCAACCGGCCCGCTGATCCGCGACATTTGGCAGACGGACTTTGAAAGCTTTCTAGAGGCATACGAGATTCCGTATACCTTTAGGGCGTCACCGTTGCCTGAGTACATGCTGCACCTGCCAGGCGGTGATACCAAAATCCTATGCCGTAGCTTTGAGAACTGGAGCCGCATTATCGGCTTGAACCTTGCATGGGTGCTAGCAGATGAGATCGATACCGTAACGCCCAGCATTGCCAACAAGGCATTTCCTAAAATCCTTGGTCGTTTGCGATCTGGTAACGTCCGTCAATTTGGCGCTGCATCAACACCAGAAGGCTTCCGCTGGATGTGGAATACCTTCGGCAGCGATGAAGCTAAAGCTAGACCTGATCGGCATCTGATCAAGATGCGCACCGCAGATAACCCACACCTGCCGCCAGACTTCATCGAACGTCTAGAAGCAAACTACGACCCAAGCCTGCTACGCGCTTACCTAGATGGCGAGTTCGTTAACCTCACTGCCGGTCAGGTATACGATCGCTTTGATCGCATTAAACATGTAACCAGCGATCTGCCTGATACTGACGACGAGCCGCTACGCATTGGCGTTGACTTTAACATCGGCAACATGTCAGCAGTTATCGCGATACGACTCGGCAATAACCTGCTAATCATCGATGAGATCAGCGGTGCGCATGATACCGATGCCTTAGCGCAGCAAATCGCTAGTCGGTACCCTAATCGTCGGATGTACGTTTACCCAGACGCCAGCGGCGGCAACCGCAGCACTAATGCAAGCCAAACTGATATCAACATCCTTGAATCCTATGGCATGTCTAACCAGTCACCAAAAGCAAATCCTCCCGTCCGTGATCGCGTGGCTGCTGTTCAAGCTTTGCTGGAAAACGGCAAAGGCCAAGTGCGGCTACAGGTATCGCACACCTGCAAGCGGTTGATCGAATGCCTAGAGCTACAGTGCTACACCGATAAGGGCGAACCAGATAAGGATGCAGGGTTTGATCACATGAACGATGCACTGGGCTACCTAGTGTGGCGTGAGTTCAACCCACTTCATGCCGGCGCTGGCCGTAGCACTGGCATTCGCATTTATTGACTTGCATCCCAGCCATTTGGCTGTAATATGCTCCTGCATCATTTGTTCTATCCAAATCCATGCTGACCGGGACTGAACTGCTTGCCAAGGTCAAGCAGTGCGAAGGCATCAACAAGACTGAAATGGCCCGCGCTTGTGGGTACACCGTAGAAAAGGACGGCAAGCAACGCGTTAAATTCGCTGAGTTCTATGCTGCATTGCTTGAGGCAAAAGGCATTGATATCGGCACCAGCACTGGCGATGGCAAAGGCCGTAAACTGTCCTACCGCGCTAAGGTGCAATTTAACGGCAAGCTACAGATTGGCGAAGGTTACCTCCGCCAGATGGGCATGGAACCTGGCGATGAGTTTGAGATCAACGTAGGCCGCAAGCATATTACGCTTACTGCCATCCAAGCTGCCTGATCTACATGGGGCTGCATCTGCAGCCCTTTAGACTGCCTTAGGCGATAGCAAATTGATGTATACCGGCTTCCAGCATTACGACCGCACTGTTGCTAGCCGTGTTGCCAGCATCAATGACCCGAACCAAGCGTGGCAAAATCAGGAGCCACATTGGATCCTGATCGAGGACCTGATCGGCGGCACGTATGAAATCCGCCGCCGCCATCGGCGATACCTACCGCAGGAGCCACGCGAGCTAGACGAATCGTATGACAACAGGCTGGCGCGGTCTGTAGTGCCGCCTTATTACCAGCGCCTGGAGCGCATGCTGGCTGGCATGCTAACGCGTAAACCCGTCAAGCTGAATGATGTAGATGATATCGTCCGTGAGCAGTTGTTTGATGTTGACCTGCAAGGTAACGACCTGAATGTATGGACATATGAAACTGCGCGTAAAATGATCCGCTACGGCCATGTTGGTGTATTAGTTGATGCGCCAGCAGCCGGTCAGCAGGGTAGACCATACTGGTGCAGCTATACACCGCGTGAGATTTTAGGCTGGCGCACTGAGATGATCGACGGCCAGCAGCAGCTAACGCAATTGCGGCTGCAGGAGTCTGTCATCGTGCCAGATGGCGACTATGGCGAGAAGGTAGTGGCTCAGATTAGATTGCTCACGCCTGGCGGCTACCAGCTGCATCGCAAGGCGGATAAAGGCAGTTTCGAGCTATATGAAGAGGGTACAACAAGCCTTGATCGCATCCCATTTGCAGTGGCATACGCTAACCGCGTTAACGTGCTGGAATCACGGCCGCCGTTAGAAGATATTGCAGAGCTGAACCTTAAGGCGTATCAAGCGCAATCGGACCTTGACAACCAGCTGCACATTAGTGCAGTGCCGATGCTTGCATTCTTTGGTTTCCCATCTAGTGCAGAAGAGGTATCAGCAGGCCCCGGCGAAGCTATCGCATTCCCAGCTGATGGCAGGGCAGAGTACATCGCACCACCTACCGGTGCATTTGATGCACAATTCAGACGCATTGAACAGCTGGCAGGGCAGATCAATGAGCTAGGACTGTCTGCAGTATTAGGCCAGAAGTTAAGCGCTGAAACTGCCGAAGCAAAGCGCATTGATCGCAGCCAAGGCGATAGCACGATGATGGTGATCGCGCAGCAAATGCAGGATATGATCGACAACTGCCTGTCATATCATGCGCAGTACCTGAATATCACCCAGGTTGGTAGCAGCTACGTTAACCGTGACTTCCTTGGCGCCAGATTGGAGCCGCAGGAGATTACAGCATTGCTGCAGCTTTATACGGCAGGTACAATCACGCAGGAAACACTACTCACTAACCTGGCGCAAGGTGAAGTGTTGGGCGATGATTTTGACGTAGAAGAAGAAGTAGAAGCAACGCAACAGGGCGGGCTGGTTGAAATGGAGCAGCCGCAACAGGCAGCCGAAACAACGATCATCCCTACCGAATCGCCTGATACTGAGGATATGGATGTTGACGCATGAGCAGCACGCCGGCCGCGTTATATCGCAATGCGCTCGACCTTAATCGGTTTAGCAATTCAGTAGCACGGCGCATCATTAACGCTTATAACGACATCATCATTGATGCGGTCAATCAGCTACGTGCGATTGATGAATTAGCGGCACCTGTTAAGGCAGCACGATTGCGCGCGATACTGGCGCAGTTAAAAGGTAGCCTCGATGGATGGTCTGGTGATGCTACTGAGATTACAGCAGCAGAACTGCAAGGTATTGCACAGCTGCAATCTGAATTTGTCACCGACCAACTGCGACGTGTACTACCAGCCGGCGCACGTGATGCGGTACGTACTGTAGAGATTAGCCCGCAATTTGCGCAGTCAGTAGTTACAACTGACCCAACGCAGATCAATGTGGTAGCGCTCAGTGATGACCTATTTGCTGCAGTGCAAGGCGCACCGCAGACATTTAGCTTGACTGCAGCGCAGGGCGCTACCATCACGCTGCCCAATGGCGAAGTAGTTAGCAAAGCATTTCGCGGCATTGCTGTAGACCAGGCGGAACGTTTTAGCCAAGTGGTGCGGCAAGGTTTGCTAACTGGTGAGCCGACACCAGCGATAGCAAAGCGATTGATCGGTAGCTTGCAATTCGGCGAAGAAGCGCGCACTGTACGCCAAACTATTGCAGCAGGCGGCCAAGCTACAGCTGTCGCCGATAATCAGATTGTTGCCTTAGTACGCACTAGCATCAACCAAGTTGCCAATGCTGCCAGTCAGCAAGTATATGAGGCCAATCAAGATGTAACCAAGAAGTACCGCTATGTCGCGACGCTTGATACACGCACTAGCGCAATATGTCGTGCGTTGGATGGCCGAGAATTTGAATATGGCAAGGGGCCGATGCCGCCGCAGCACTTTAATTGCAGGTCGACGACAGTGCCTATTATTGACCCCGATATCCTGCCACCATCTACTACAGCAACACGCGCTAGCGCTGGCGGGCAGGTGCCAATCAATCAAAGCTACGGCGAATGGCTTGCCAGCCAACCGGAAAGCGTGCAAGCCGAAGCGCTAGGCGCCAGCAAGGTGCCATATTTCAACCGCCTAGCGAATAAGTATGGCGCGCGTGATGCCATTGCCAAGCTGGTGCGCGATGATGGATCCGAGCTTACGCTAGATCAACTGCGCAAACGTTATGGAACTACCTAGCCTGCGGCATTTTGACAATCGCGGCATCTTTTACATCAGCAGCGATCCGGTAGAAGCACTGGTCGGCGAGGCATGGGTCGCCGCGATTTATACCGACAAAGGATGGGCAACAGCTGATGGCGCTAACCTGCTGACAGGTATTGAGGAATGGCGTGATGGCAAAGAAGAAAGACAAGGTAGCCAAGGTAATGAGCGAGTACAAGGCGGGGACACTGCAAAGCGGCAAGCTAGGCCCCGGCAAGGGACCAAAGGTCAAAAGCCGAAAGCAGGCGATAGCAATTGCGCTATCTGAAGCCGGCAAGGCCCGTAAACCTAAAGGTAAAAAATGATGGCAAAGAAAAAGCCAGGCCTTTACGCCAACATCAATGCAAAGCGCAAGCGCATTGAAGCTGGCAGCAATGAACGCATGTCGCGCAAGGGCGACCCCGATCGTCCTAGCGCTGATGATTTCAAAGCAGCTGCTAAAACAGCAAAGAAACCAAAGCCAAAGCGCAAGTGACCATCACCTATCGCGGCGAGCAGTTTGATGGCTACAACAAACCAAAGCGCACGCCAAACCACCCGACCAAATCACATGCGGTACTGGCCAAAGAAGGCGATCAGGTAAAACTGATCCGATTTGGCCAGCAGGGTGTTAGCGGTAGCCCGCCACGCGATAACGAATCATCTGCCGCTAAAGCACGACGCGCAGCATTTAAGGCTAGGCATGCTGCCAATATCGCAAAAGGCAAAATGTCTGCTGCGTTCTGGGCAGATAAGACTAAATGGTGAGTACAATCAGGCAGTAATTTAGCCTGCGGCTAATGTCTGACGAAAACCAAACCCAGGAGCCTGCGGCATCTGTGGTTGATGCTGATGCGCTGCAACGTAGCGTAGAAGCACTTGAACGCAAAAATGCTGAGCTGATCGCTGAATTGCGCACTGCGAGGAAATCAAAGCTGCCGGAGGGCGTTGATGTTAACGAACTGCTTGAGTTCAAACGTCGCGCTGAACAAGCCGAATTGGAATCACAAGGAAAGTACACCGAAGCGCGACAGGCTTTGGAGCAGCAGTACCGCGAGGCGACGGCGCAGAAGGAGCAGCGCATCACAGAACTTGAGGCCAGAGTGCGAGAACTTGAACTCGTCGCACCAGCTGTAACTGCATTGGCGGATATCGTGCATGACCCTGATCTTGTACTAAAAACAAAGCTAAGCGCCGATCAAATCGAACGCGAAGCTGATGGCACCGTCGTAGTAGTCGACGGCTACCAGCGCACGCCAGTTAGTGAATGGGCAAAAGCAAGTCTGCCAGCTTGGATGCAGAAAGCGCCCAGGCCGCAAGGTAGTGGCGCACCAGCTGGTCGCAATAGTAGTGACATCCCTGCTGGCGCCAAAAATCCATTTGCACGCGAATCTTTTAATTTGACTGAACAGGCGCGGCTGTTTCGCACTGATCGTGACCTGTACGAACGATTTAAAGCTGCTGCTATGCGGTAATATTTAAGCAACCGGCTGCGCTGGTGTAATAGGGCTGCGCCCAAACCGTAAACCAATCTGAGGATTCATCGTGGCGACTCTTCGCTCTGATGTCATCATCCCTGAGGTTTTTACTCCGTACGTGATTGAGCAAACCACCCAACGCGATGCCTTCTTGGCATCCGGTGTGGTGCAGCCCATGGCGGAGCTGAATGCCGCAGAAGGTGGCGACTACGTTAACGTGCCTTTCTGGAAGGCAAACCTGTCCGGCGATTTTGAGGTGCTTACTGATAGCACTTCACTGACGCCCGGCAAAATCACCGCCGACAAGCAAGTCGGTGTGATCCTGCACCGTGGCCGTGCATGGGAAGCGCGCGACCTTGCAGCACTGGCTGCTGGTTCCGATCCTATGGCTGCTATTGGCGAAAAGGTTGCCACCTATGTCGCCAACCAACGGCAAAAGGATCTGATCAAATGCCTTGAGGGTGTTTTTGGTGGTCTTACCTCTAACACCGGCGCTGCATTTGCTGGTCTTACTTTTGATCTGAGCGGCATGACTGCTCTTGGCCCGCGCCAAGTAGCAAAAGCTCGTGCATTGCTCGGTGATCAAGGCGACAAGCTGACTGCTGTTGCCATGCACTCTGCTGTCTATTACGACTTGGTAGAGCGCAAGGCAATTGATTATGTCACCAATCCAGAAGCACGTGGTGGCGGCACCGTTGCCACTACCGGCATCGCGCCGGTATTTGGCGGTAGCATCGCTGGTGCTTACGGCACTGATTACCAGGTACCTTTTTATCTTGGTATGCGTGTGATCGTGTCGGATGACCTGACCCCGACCAGCACCAATTATCCGGTGTATTTCTTCACTCAAGGCGCAATCGCCTCGGGTGAGCAGCTTGCGCTGCGGACTGAAACCGATCGCGACATCCTCGCCAAGAGCGATGCGATGTCGATTGACCTCCACTACTGCTACCACCCCGTGGGCGCTAAGTGGCTGACCGGTACTACCAATCCGACTGGTGCACAGCTGGCTACTATCGGTAACTGGTCGAAGGTGTACGAAACCAAGAACATTGGTATCGTCCGTGGCACCGTCACTTCTAACTTCTGAGGTAACTAACCATGGCACAACCTTCCCAGTTTGAGGTAAGCACCCAGGTTTACCTGACTGCCACCTGCAACATGGTGCTGAACACTGCGGTCGTTGACCAAGTGTTTTATATCGCGCCGGAGCCGATGGAAGTCGTGGAAATCCACGAGATCCATTCGACTAAAGGCACTGATGCTGGCGATGTGATCGCTACGGTTAAGCGCTGCCAGGGCACTGAAGCGGCAACTGCCGGTGATGACCTGCTTGGTGCTACCAAGATCAACCTGAAGGGTGATAACAACACTCTTCAGACGCCAGCACTGACCGCCACCTCTGCTGATCTGCAACTGGCTGCAGGCGATCGCCTGTCGCTTGACATTACCGGCACTACTACTGCAGTGGCCGGTGCTGTCGTTACAGTTCTGCTGAAGCGTATCTAATGGGCTTGTTCGCCTTCCGGCGACTGCGTGAACGTGAGGCTGCTTCTACGGAAGCGGCCTCTATTTCTATGCAGCAGCCTACACCTACACTGATTGAAATTGAGCCTCAAGTAGATGGCAATCGTACTAGACGCGACAGTGGGCGGCGCAAACGCGAACAGCTACCTGACGCTGGCTGATGCTACAGCCATCATTGATGGCTTCATTGAAAGTGACGCGGTTCAAGCGTGGAATGCAGGTCAAACAGACGGTAAAAACCGTGCATTGTTTACTGCTACGCAACGCTTGGACCGCGAACGATTTTTAGGCGCACGCGCCACTGATACGCAGGCCTTGCAGTGGCCGCGCACTGGCGTACGCAAACCTGATACCTATATCAACACCTACGCTGTCGGCTTTCCGTTTAGGATCACGACTGATTATTTTACGGATACTGAGATCCCAACGCAGATCAAATATGCCTGCGCTTATCTGGCGGCATATTTGCACCATAACCATGATGCGCTTGAGCTTAGTGGGCTGGAGGATTACAAGAACGTCAAGATCGGCAGCCTTGATGTGACGCCCAACAATGATGGCGCCGTCGGGGCGGACAAAATCCCACCGATGGTTGAGCGTTACATGGTAGGCCTTAGAATTAGTGGACCAGGCAATATCGCAATCCGCAGGAGCTGATGATGACAGTATTTCTAGGAGGCGGCGATGCTGCCAGCCGTGAAGGGCTGGAAATTCCGACGCATGATTACATCAGCAATACATTTACCGGTAGCAACCTTACGCAGACGGTATTTAAGCGTGGCGGTGCTAGCGGCAAGGTAGTGGCTACGTTGACGATGACTTATGACGGCAGCGGCAACCTGCTGACCGTTACCCGGAGCTGAGGTCATGGGATACGTCTATAACCCACTACTTGGTGCAGGCCTTGACCAGACAGGTGCTGGCGGTGGCGGGTCAACGCCTGCTGGCGGGGGCGATACGCAAATCCAGTTCAATGATGGCGGCACTGCTTTTGGCGGCGACGCTGATCTGACCTGGAACAAAACCACCAACGTCCTCGGCATCACTGGCGACGTCAACCTCAGCGACGGCGGCACGTATACCACCACAGTTCAATGCGTCACACCTACTGCTAACCGCACGATTTCG